AGGCTGACGCTTTCGCGGAGGACAGCTTGGGGATTGTTGATGACATGGCGGCCACGGGCAACTTCCGCAGTGAGGACGTCCAGCTTGCCAAGGAGCGGGTATCGGTGCGCAAGTGGATGGCGGCCTTGAACAACCCCGACAAGTACGCGCCCAAGGAGAAGGGCATTACGATCAATGTCGGTAATTTGCACCTTGACGCCTTGCGCAAGATCAACCGCGAGATGCTGGACGTCACGCCCGGTGTGAAGGTGATTGCAGATGACCGCGAAGAAGACTGAGCAGGACAACCCGCTCGAGGGATTTGTGCGGGAGTATTACAAAGATCCCGTGGCCTTTGTTGAGGAGATCTTGGGCGTGAAGCCCTTGCCGTATCAGGCAGAGTTTCTGAATGCCATTGCCAGCGGCGAGCGCAAGATCTCGGTCAGGTCGGGCCACGGCACGGGCAAGTCGACTGCCGCGTCTTGGGCGATGCTGTGGTTTTTGCTGATGCGGTTTCCGAACAAGGTGGTGGTCACGGCCCCGACGTCCGGGCAGCTCTTCGACGCCTTGTTTGCTGAATTGAAGCGGTGGGTGAATGAATTGCCGCCGGCGCTGCAGCAAATGCTGACGGTCAAGTCTGACCGGGTTGAGATGAATGCCGCGCCGTCCGAGGCGTTTATTTCGGCCCGCACGAGCCGAGCTGAGACGCCGGAAGCCTTGGCTGGGGTGCACAGCGACAACGTGATGTTGGTGGTGGACGAGGCGTCTGGTGTGCCCGAGCAGGTGTTTGAGGCCGCGGCTGGCTCGATGTCTGGGCACTCGGCGGTGACGATCTTGCTGTCGAACCCGACGCGGTCGAGCGGCACGTTCTTTGAGACGCAGAACCGGCTGTCGAGTAGCTGGTGGACGCGGCGTTGGAGCTGCGTTGAAAGCCCGCTGGTGTCGACTGAGTTTGTTGAAGAGATGAAGTTGCGGTACGGCGAGGACAGCAATGCATTCCGCATTCGCGTGCTTGGTGAGTTTCCGCAGGCCGACGACGATACGATCATTCCGTTTCACTTGGCCGAGGCTGCCATGCGGCGCGACATTGAGGCTGACGAGGGTGTCAGGCCGATCTGGGCGGTTGACCCGGCCCGGTTCGGCTCGGACCGTACGGCGTTTTGCCGGCGCATTGGCGGGGTGATTACGGAGATTACGTCGTGGCAGGGCTTGGACACGATGCAGACAGTGGGCCGGATTAAGGCTGAGTACGACGCGCAACCCATCAACATGCGCCCGTCGCTAATTTTGGTTGACAGCATTGGCATTGGCGCCGGCGTGGTAGATCGACTGCGCGAGCTTGGCTTGCCGACGCGCGGCGTGAATGTGGCCGAGGCTCCCAGTATGGGCGGGATGTATAACAACCTGCGCACTGAGCTGTGGTTTAAGACCAAGGCTTGGCTTGAGGATCGTAGCTGTCGAATACCTGAGAATGACGAACTTTTGGCCGAGCTGACGTCTATTCGGTACACGTTCGCGTCGAATGGCAAGATGGCGGCCGAGAGTAAGGACCAGATGCGCAAGCGCGGGCTGCGCTCGCCTGACTTGGCCGACGCGGTGTGCCTGACGATGGCTGGCCAAGCCGCCACGGCGCTGAGCGGTCGGATGGGTGGCTTTGGCAAGAAGTTGCGGCGCGGTCTGAAGGGGATTGCCTGAGCGCGTTGCGTGGCGCGTGGTTTTGCTGTAAGTTGCTGTCAAGAAGATTTTTGGAGGCTGGTATGGCTGACCGCTTTGGCTACGACCGCAACGAAGACGGGCGCATTTCATTCGGTGAACGCGTTTCCGACATGTTTGATGGCGGCGGGCGTGGCCGCCCCGGCCCGCGCTTTGAGGGCGGCGGCATTATCTCTGACATTGGCAACGCCATGGGCGGCCCGTCCTCCTTTGGCTTTGGTGAGGGCGGCGGCGACACCAATCGCGGCGCAACGCTAGGCCGCATGGCTGGCGGTATGATGTTTGGCCCGCTTGGCATGATTGGCGGCGGGATCTTGGGTAACCTGCTGGGCGGCGGGATGAACCGTGGCGTGGCTCAGGGCGTGTCGCCGGTGCCAGCGCCAGCACCTCGTCCTGCCGCAAGCCCTGCCATGGCGGCCTTGGCTCCTAGGGCGTCTGCTGTGCCCACGCAGCGCCCATTCGCCCCGACTGATGCGGCTATGCCCGTGATGCCTTCCCTGCCGTCTCTGATGGACATGCCGGGCGCGGTTGAGCGCTTCATTGCCCAGTATGGCGGCATGCCTGCCGTGCAGGCGAGCTACACGCCGCCAGCGCTGCCCGGCACTGTTATGATGGACCCCTCGCCCTCAATGCCCGCTCCCGGCGTCAACATGCCGATGTTCCCGGCGGCTGGCTACATGCCCCGCGTTTCAATGCCAAGCGACCCACAAATGAACCCGCTCAACACGGCGCCGCTGATGATTGACTTCCGCACGGGCGTGCCGATGGCGATGACGCCGCCGCGGGTGCAGTAAGTATGGAGCCGGATATCCTCAGCCTTCCGCGCGAGCAGTTTCTGGCCGCTCTTGACGAGCTGCAGCTAGACCCTGCGCGGCGGGATGATCTGGTCCGGCAGTATCGTCGCGCGAGCAGCCCGTTTGCGCCGATCTACGGCCTGCTGGAGCGCGTTGCTGCCGAGGATGCTGATCAAGGTATGCAGCGCGCGGCCATGCTGCCTGTGGCCCGCCCAGAGGGCATGAGCGTGGCAGAGGCTGTGCGATCAGGCGAGGCGCAGTTTGCCCTGCCGCAAAGTTTGTTTGATATGCTCGGCGGTTCGGTTGGCGCGGTGGACGCGCCGTCTGCGGCGGCTCAAGGCTTGATCCCGTCCGAGGACATGGTTGGCGAAGCATTTGGCACTGGCGGCCTTGCTATGGGCGCGGGCGGCGCATTTGTTCGGCCTGAAGACAGTTTGGGTATGGGTGGCACCACCATGCCTTGGCGAGAGCGCATTGAGGCTTCTATCCCACGGGATTGGCTTGATGAAAAGTTTGACAAGCCCCAGTGGAACCCAATTTCGAACGTAGCGTCCAACCGGCCAGAAAGCGACATGGTCCCCGTTCAGACGTCAACTAACACGTTGGCGCCCGAGCGTCGTTTAAGCTTGGAGGGTTTATTGGGCAGCACGTTGATCCCCGCGCTGGGCGATCGGTCTGTTGCTGGCGTTAACATTGAGGGTGTGGGGAACTTGTCTTACGCTGCGCCCATCCGATCTTTGGGTGGCGCTGACTTTATGCGTGAGCAGGGCACCGGGCTTTGGGCAAATGATTTCAAGCCGGCGCGAGACCTTGCCGAAACTGCGCAACGGGTCATTGATCAGGGTGGCGATCCCCTCATGGTTTACACCGCAATGGGGCCGCAGAGCGGTGATTTCAGCACCATGATGGCAGAGGCGATCTTAAATCAAATTGATCCGCAGCGCATAGACCCACGGGTTGCTGCTGAGTTTGATGAGCGCGCCCGTCAGTTTGTCCCGTCATTTCAAGGAATTACGGCACCAAATTTGCGCGAGCGTCTTTTTAACGACCACACGGGCTCTCAGCGTTGGGCGCTGTGGCAAGCCCTTGATCGAGCAAAATTTAGAGACGCAGGGCTTCCAGATGTTGGCATGGCGCGTCGCGCGATTACAGACCCCAGATTGCTAAATGCAATTCCGTTTGACAGTGGGCTGACTGTTGGCCGGATGACTGGCGGGCTTCTGGACAACCTTGATGTTGAGCATCCTACCTACAACACTCAAATCGGGGGGGATTATCTCGGCGGGATAGATCCTGTCGCCGGACCAATTATTTGGCGCGACTTTTTCGAAGGAAGGCGCGCAGCCGGGGCATCAGCAGGATCTGATCAAAGATCTTTCTTGATGAACTCGCCCCGGATGGCGCAAAGGGTTGATCAGCAAATGATCGATGAAGCTGGTGAAATGCAAGAATACTTGCGCGGCATCAACGATCCAAGTTCTCCATTCCGGCTATGGCTACGTCAATGACTTCGCCAAACAACGCCACGATAGTAGACTTCACGTCTTCAGCCCGATCCAATTCTTGGTTGGCGGAAAGTTTTGCAAGTTCGTCGAGCATCATGGGCAAAGCTTCGCTTAAATTTGCCAATGTTTCGGGGTTGTCGAAAAGATTGTTCATTGTCTCCCTCATGCTTCCCATCTGTGTTATATCAAAGCTAACAGTAAGCGCCAGAAAAAATAGCAGTCAATGATGTCCAAGAAGGGCAAGCAACAATGACCATCACCACCTACACAGAGCTCAAGGCCGCCATCGCCGACTGGCTGCTGCGCGACGATCTCACGGCGGTGATCCCGTCGTTTATCTCTCTGGCCGAGACGCAGATGCAGCGCGAAATCCGGCACCACAAGATGATGAACCGCGCCGAGGCTGAGATTGACACGCGCTACTTTGCGCTGCCGAGCGACTGGATTGAGACGGCTCGCTTCCATGTGGCGGGCGACTTGCCGACGCGGCTTGAGCTGACGAGCATGGACGACATGCTGCAGTTGCGGGAGCTGAACGCCAACACGGG